ATCAAATTGAACGGTAAGAAAATTAAAATCAGTGCAGCGGAAGAGCGCGCCCTTGGGATTCTCGCTGGATATGATTTCGCCGCGCCGTCTGACGCCTTTGAAGAAGGACCGCGAAAATGGCGCAAATATATTCTGCCTCGCGGAAACCGCGCAGTCGAACTCGGAGTTAATCGTTTCCTGGATGGTGATGTCTCAACCCCGGCGTCTCGCAAACGTGCGGACAAATATTTCGCGAGGCATCCGCGTCGGCGGGTCTGCGTTACGGGCGATCCGCGCCGGATCAACGCGATCCTCAAGCAATTGAATCCGGGGGAATAAGGGCATGACATCTCATTGCGAATATTGCGGCAAGCGGGGTCCACGCGATTACAGTTCACACACCACAACCAGGCGCGTGAACCCCCGACAAGAGGTGGACCCGAGGACGGCTGATTGGGTGCGCCCGATAGATCACTGGGTCGAAGATGTAATCAAGATTCCGTATGAGGGAAATCTCAGAGTCGTGAGAGAAGCCGGCGGCACCGCCACTCTCTGGGACGGCGAGAGCTATAAAGTAAAATACGGAAACTTTTGCACACTTAGATGTGCCCTTGCCTACGCTAATGCCGAGGTGGCGCGCAGGGCAATCCGCAAGGGGGAAGTATTATGAAGACACTTTCCCGCCGGCAAAACCAAGTCCTCCAGTTCATCAAGGGTTTCATTGATGAGAATGGTATCGCGCCATCCTTTACGGACATGCGTGATGGCCTTGATATCGCGTCGAAGGGTCAGCTTTTCACCTTCCTCAATATCCTTGAGGACCGCGGACATATCATCCGCGAGTACGGTGTCGAGAGGGGGATTGTGGTGGTCGAGGAGGAGGGGGGAACGCTGCGTCAGATACGGGACGCGGCCACCGCTTTCGTCAGCTTGCAGACAGATTACCGCCAGGCTTACGAAACTGACGCAAACAGCAAGGAGGTCAAGGACCGGGCGCCCGGTGTTGCCGCCGCGTTTGCTAATCTCAAGTCATTGGTGGGGGATGGGGGATGATTAAATTCATCATCATCGTGACAATTGGAATTCTCATCTCTATCGTCTTCGCAGAACTGGCGGTGGGATGCGGGCAGGTGACCTATCTCCCGGATAAGACATGGAGGTCGAATGAATGCATATTCATCCCATCCGAGATAAGTTATGGTCGTTGGTGATGACCTCCCTGAAACTGGCCCTCCCTTTAGCGGAGGGCTTTTTTTTATGCCAGCGCCCGTACTCTCGCAATTAGGCGCCCGCTCCTTTCGGGAAGCTGCCTCGCCCACTTGGAATCGTACATCTGGTTTGCGGCCTCGTTCATATCGCCGGCCTCGACGGCAGCGAGGAAGAGGACGAATTTTCCCATTCGATTCAGTCCCATATTATAGGTCATGTTGCAGATTACGAGTTGGAGCTCTTCTTCCAGGTCACCGAAACCAGGTAACAGCTTGTAGCAATCGGTGATGGTCCAGCCGATATCCTTGGCAAACAATTCCGCGACACGTTCTTCTGAAATCGGGGTTCCGACAGGCTGATCATATTCGGGGTCATCAGGTCTAATCAAATGTCCCACGCCACATGTCTTTAAGCCGAGATGATCTTCATAAATCCTCCCGCCCCCGGAACCTTCATCAGCCTCAAGCTCTCTGCGTAATTGCTCAATCATTTCTTCACCTCTTTCTTATTCTTAGGCCGGGGACGCGCAGCGTCCTCATAGTACGAGATCAGCGCCTTTTGCGCCAAGATGTAGCGGCGGATAGAGGCGAGATTCAACGCGAGTGCCTCATAATCCCGGACCGATATGGCATAAAATAAAAACGTCCCCGTCAGCTTCGTGTACCTCTTCTTGAACTCCTTGAAGTTCTGGTCAGTGACCACGAACCAGGTAATATCATGCAGCTTCACCGGTTGAGGTCGCGCCTGTATCGGGATCACACGATCCACCTGTACGGTCTTGACCTCGATCTGTCTAAGCTTGGGCCACGAACTGCAACTACTTAGTAACAGGCAGAGCAGTGTCAGACTCAAAGCCCTGGAATAAAAGCTTAGTCCCACGATTAATCTTTCCCTCCACGAGTTTGGGTTTAGACTGAGAAAGGCGACTTAAATCATGGCGTCTTAGTTTGCCAATCAGCTTGTTCTTGTAGTCATGCGATTTCTGTAAATTCAGCGACAGACTCTTGTTGAGCTTGCGGTACTTATTTGCGTCTGCCTTAAGCGTGTCAATCGTCTGATCCTGCACCTTCTTTGCCATTTCCAGCTTGGCCGAGTTCTCGGTCAGAATGCGAATCCGCTCCTGCGTGTCCTTGTAATAATACCACCCGCCATATCCTACGCCGCCCACAAGGCCAAGGACTATGATCAGGAGGTAGATTTTCAGCACCTACAGGACGCCTTTTTCCTTCAGGACAAACGCGACCACGGCTGCGACAATGGCGGCGAGGACAATGATCGGCTCGCCAATGAGGGCACCAACACCAATCACAACGATGCCAAGCGCCGCCCAGGATGACGGTTCCGCTATTCGAGTTAATATCCATTTCATTTCTTCTCTCCTGGATGGTGGTTGTCGGGGTATCAATTTAGTTCTGCCCCGGTGCCGAGTATCCCGATATCTTGTCATTTTCTCAACAAAATTATGATCAGGACAATGACCAGCCCGATGATCAGGGTTTCGCCCATGGTGAGGGAAAGCATCACTTCTTCTTCGTCATGTAGGCGGTCATTCCCATATACGCTCCGACAACGCCCGCCTGTCCTATGTAAAACAGGCCAAAGAGGTCAGCCAGAGCTTTGATCCGAGCATCCGGGAAAATGGGCAGAAACACGGCGACGGTGAAGAACAACATCGACCCCATTGCCACCCAGGCCATCTGACGCTGGGCATCCGCTTTCTCATGTCTCGCCAAGGCTTCAGACGCCGCCAGCTCGACATCACTGACAATGCCGTCGCCGTCGAGATCAAGCTCGTTAGCTAATGTGGAGTCGGCCTCTAGCTTTTTCTGTGCCATGTCACTTCCTTTCCGATTCTTCGAGAAGCTGTTCAAGTTCCTCTATGCGCTTGCCAAGTATGAATAACGTGGTATGTATCGACCCGGTTCCGTGAGGTAGCAGCCGACGTTTCAAGAGATCGATCTCAGCTTCCAGCGCCCATTTCCGAGCGGCGATTTCCTCCGGTGTATTCATTTGAGCAACGGATTGTTGAGGGCATCTCTTAGGCGGCGGTCTAATTTCTGTGTGTGTGTATTTAGTCGAGCCTCGATGCCGTTGATCTTGGCGTCGAACCGTGTCACGGCGCTGCTTGTCTTGGCGTCGAACGTACTGGCGGCACTATTCACCTTGGCGTCTAGTCTGTCAGAAGAACTCGCTATGATGGAACGTATGAGTTTCTCTGCCTGTCTCATCGCCGCCCGCGTGTCTGCGTCTGCCGATCTGGACCGGCGATCCACTCCACTGATCTGCTTGTACGTTTTCGCGAGATCGCCCCTGACGTCATCGTGCAGGCCGCGTGTCAGCTGCTGGATTTCAGCGACACGAAGACGCACCGACTTCATCTCTTTCCTGATCTCATCCACCGTCTTGCTCTGCACTGCCAGCCGCTTGTCGAAGCCGCTCAGATCAGGCGACACGAAACCCTCAATCTTTGCTTCCATCTTTTGCCAACGCGTGTACGCTTCCATGCCGCCCCATGCGATGGAGCCCAATGTCCCGATTAATGGTAAGAGCAACAGCAGCTTGCTCCCGCCTATTTTTATTCCTTTATATTCGACCTCTGCCATTTACCTGTTCCACTGGCTTTCGATCAGTTCATTATGGACGCCGTTAGCTTGCCCGCTGAAGCGGTAATTCGTCATTCGGTCGATCATCGACGGGCCGTCTGGAATGGTAGATGTCGAGAAAAACCCGGTCGCCGCATCAGGGATACCCGGACCCTTAAACAGCCCCCGGTTCTGCGCGATTACTCCCATTGCAATCAGCGTCACTGTCTGGGCGGCAGAGCCATATTTCTGGGATGGGGCGATGGCGTCTACCACGGCCTGTGCAGCTATCGCCGGGGTAACCGGGACCGAAACCGTCGCCACGGAAACCTTCGGCAATGCCGTGGTCGCTACTACTACCTTCCGTCGCGCTGTTGATTTGCTCGCCGCTTTCGGTGCTGGTTCTTCAGCGGCCTCGGCTTCGGGTTCTGCTTCGGTGGGTTCAGGTTCAACTGCCGCTTCGGCAACTTCAGGCTCGGGGGCCGGGGCTTCCGCGACGGGTTCAGGGGCCGGGGCTTCTACCGCCGCTTCAATCTGGGCTTCCGCTTGCGATTCTTGCGTTTGCTGCGTTTCAGAAACTGTTGCTATCGGCTCGATCACGGGGGCCGTTGGCGCTTCGGGAGGTGCCGGGGCAGCGGCAGAGGGCGAACTGACAGGGGCCAAAGTCTCTGTAGCAACAGGGATATCCACCACCACAACAGGCGGCACATCTGGCGGCGGGGCTGATGTGGTGACAATATCAAATGTCGCGAGGGCGGCGATAGGCTCCACCAGTGGCGGCGGGGCTACCGGCGGCGCAATAGGAGCCACAGACGCTTGCACGACTTCCTGCGTCTGGGTCTCGATCTGAGTGGAAATAGTAGCGTCCACCTCTTCCTGAACAAACGCGGTCTGATAATCAATTGTCAAGCTGGGGCTGCTAAACTGTGGCCCGTAGAACCCTACCGGGAACCCGGCATCGATCCCAAACAGTTCGTATATACCTGTCAGCACACCATAATTATTGGCCGCGACGACATCCGTGAAAGTGAAATCCTGAAGACCCGCAAAGTCCATTTCCTCCTGATGCACAAAGGTCTCAACCGCCGTTCCAGCATCCTGAAGCGTTACCGTGAGTCGGAATATATCCCGGCAGTCGCCGGATTGCAGGACGCCGTTAGAGCAAGTGGAAAGCTGGGCATTGCTCGAATGACTGCTGATCGTGATCGCTGAATTCAGGGTAAATCCTAATCGCACTTCAGCCTCGGTCAGAGGCACATCGAAGTTGGACGTGTAGGTGCCGCCACCCTCGTTGGTGCCGGACGTACAATACGCCCCACTACTGCACCCGGAACCGGTGCCGAATGACGTGCCGCCCGATGCCGTAAACTCAGCTATCCCCGGCACAAGGTTGTCGGTTGTGAGCTCAACAGCAGAAGCCGGGGGGCAGAACAAACAGGTCAGGATCAGGAGGGGAATTGCCTTCATCCTGGATACCCGTCAGGATTGTCGAGGGTTTCCTGGTGGGTTTCTTCGACAGCTTCCGCCTTCCTGCGGGCATCCCGCCGCAGCTTGGTCCCGTCTGGCGCTTCATTCGGATTTCCAATCCAACTAACTCTGGCTTGTGTTCCAATCTTACCCTCATACGGGCACGGCGTTCCCGCCGACATCATGGCATCGAACACGCGGGCGTCCTGACACAGGAGAGATACCGCCGCCACTTTCAGCCCGGCACCATACAAGGTGCGACTGAGCTTCAGGATTTCGCAGTTTTTGTCCCTGACAGTGCCCCCACCAGACACACCAAACAGAGATGTTTGCACGGCACCTGAAACTCCCGTCACACAAACATCAGAATTATTGACAATCACCGATGGGCTGCTGGCAGTGGCCGCAGTCGTTGCCTTGTCGATAACTGTGCTGTTGGTGGAGTTGGTTCCCGTGGTGTTGGACGACACCGTGTTGGAACTACTCGACACCGTGTTGGAACTGGATGACACGGTATTTGACGAGGTGCTCACCGTATTTCCAACCGTAGTGTTCGTTGTGACGGTGTCAGTCGCATGGGCGGGGATCAAAACACATAGCAGAGCCACTGCTACGGCTATGCCTAGTGTCTTTTGAACCATCTCTTCACCGTCGCCGTCTCCCACAGGCGGATTAGTGACCATACAATACTAAGCAGGGCTGCGACGGCTGGGAGCCATTCCACTAAAGTCGCACCAACGACAGCAAACGAAGATATATCAAATACGGATTTGACGTGGTCGTTCATGGTTGCGTCGGCCATGTTGGGTTATCAGGATCAGCCGTATTGGCTGGCAGATCACGCAGCGTCTGGCGGTACGTTGCCCACGCCGCCGTGTCGCCCGGTGCATCGGCAACCTGTGTCCAATCCGATTGGACAAGCAGGGCGTCTCTCTGCACCCGTAAATCTGACATTGTTTTTGCCGACACTGTAAACGCAACAACCGCGTCATCAACCCAGGTGTCGGCGGTCGTCGTGTTGTCAGCGACATCGACCCATTCCAGCGATGAATGGACTTCGAATTCCGCGCCATCTTCTACGATCTCGCAGATTCTGGTCCCTTGGATGAGTGCCTTTTTCATTTAGCTGTACTCCCAGACAATAAGGTGCCCACTGCCGCCAGCGCCACCAGCGCGAGCCGTTGTACCCTGATCCTGCCCGCCAGAACCGCCGCCACCGGTATTAGCTATTGCCGCGACCCCGTCAGATGTATAGGAATTGGCAGCAACCCCGCCGCCCTCACCGCCACCGGTGCCGCCCCGTGGATGGCTTGCACTTATCTCAGCTAAGTGTCCGGGGAAGCCGGTCCCGTTATAATCTCCACCCGCTCCTGTACCACCGGCACCGCCCAATCCCGGTACTCCAGCAGTCGTGCCTCCAGTTCCGCCACCGACGCCGCCAGTGGCAGTTACAAGTGCGGCAAACGAGGACGTCGCCCCGGTCGCTCCAGCGTTATTCCCCGCCGCGCCACCAGCGCCACCAGCGCCAATCGTGACCGTCGCAGACGAGGTGCTGGAGACATCAATCAATTCGTAAGCATATCCACCGGACCCACCACCGCCGGAAGCAAAAACACCAGAGGTATTAGAAACCCCCCCGCCGCCGCCACCGCCGCCAACGACTTTAACGAGGACGGTGCGAATGCCGCTCGGCCGTGTCCATGTCCCGCTGGAGGTGAAGACTTGCGTCGATACGATTCCACCGACTACCGCCGCAAAGGCCGGTGCTGAACCAGAGCCATTGCTTGTAAGAACATGCCCATCCGTTCCAACAGCCGTCGCAGCTACGGCACCTGTTCCGGCTCCGTATAACACTCCATCGGCAGCAAATGTTGAAGCACCGGTGCCGCCATTAGCGACAGAAAGATCAGTAGTGAGGGTCAATGATGCCAGACCTGCTGCACCAGCGATATTAACTGCACCCTTAAAGTCAACACTTAGGTCCGTTTGAGCCTCGAAAACCGAGGCGAATGTTCCTGACGCGGCATATCCAAGGATGAAGTCAGCCGTGGAGACGGCATTCGTATACATACCCCAACGCTTGCCACTC